CTACCGCCGGATAAACTATACTATTATAGGTGGCACCAGCAACGTTATATAAATTATTAGAATATCCATCGGCCTCTCCACTTTTATTTTTAATTACAACTAACTGTTGTTGTTCATTAGGATCTTGATTAGGTGGATTAACTACAGTAGCAACCCCGGGCATTCCAACTATTTCAGATATTATATCAGATAAAACTATTGGTTGATTTATTTGCCACTTATTTGTACTAAAATACATTTTTAATACATCAACACATCCCAACAATACTTCATTTTTATTAAATCCTTTTTTAGTAAGAATAGCAAACTCAACTCCAATATTACATATCCATGCATCTTTTAATTGAACTGCATCAGTCATCATTCTATATTGAGTCAAATATGTTTTTATATTTTCTTTAACTGCATCATTTATTCTAACTAATTTTTTATTTTGGTTATATCCCAACATATACATATTTAATGCTAATGGATTTGAAGGATCATCTGCTCCGGCCGCAACCTGTTCATCTTGTATCATATAAACTTTTGCTATATTACCATACTTTGGTGGTAATGAATAAACACGAGTTATAAAATCATCCTTTGTTACTGCCCTTCCTTGTGCCTGAAAATAACCAAGAGCATTAACTCTAACATTCTCAAGTGTTTCAGCTCCACCACCTCCAGTTGCTGGGTTTGGATTTGTTATTGCAGTAGAATTCAATGTAGATGTTTTTATATTAGCATCTAAACTCAAAGAACTATCAAATTGTGGATCCTTTAATGTAATATTATTAATTTGACTTGATGCTACGTTATCATCAATCCCACCACCATAAGAATATTTTATAGTTAATGTTGTATTAGTTGGACATTGACCATAAGTTTCTGTATTCAAAAAGTTTGCTGGATCAAATGCGGTATCAAGAAAACTTGGTGTTCCTGGTAATGAAGAACCAACACTTGATGGATTTGGAATTATTTCTTCATCTGCTCCTGATGCTACTCCAGAACCGAACCTCATTTCAGTTTTTCCATCTGGTCTAATATAAGTTTTAAATCGTTTAGATGTCTTTACAAGTTTTAATAAGAATGGTGCAAAATTTCTACCAGCTACTAAATCAGGAGAATTGTTTGTAGTATTATCAAAATCAGCATATACTGTATCTTGTGCTAAAAATGGAACTTCGTACCATTTATTACTATCACTGTCTGTTACAGAAATTATTTCTAATACAGGACTATTTGATAAAGCAATTCTTTTATATTTTTCTGCTTGACCAAAGGTTACATATTCAGTAGTAACTGTTCCACTAACCGCCCTTACTTGTTTTTTCAATAACCACTTTGTAATGTTACTCTCATCATCTACTTCAAATATATCATCTTGTCGTGGACTGAGTGAACCAGAATCTCTAAATATTACATCACCCGTTGTTCTAAATACCGTTCCATTATCTGATGTGGCCTGCATTCCTGCAGAAATTGTAAGACAATAATCTTCATTAGGTTGTCTTTTACTATTCACTTCATTATTAGGATCTGCAGGAACTGTTTGAAATACATCAAAAGTTACAGTAGCAGGTGAAGCCTGTCTTGGTTTGTATCCATATCCCTGTGCAATTTCATATATAGTTTTCTTTTCTTCTGCAAAAGATAACATACTTTCTTTAAATTGTTCATCCATATAATAAGATAATGTATCTCCAACATACGATGCCATTTCTATAAACATCATACCTGGGTCTGATTCATTAAAATCATTATATGTATTTGGAAAGTATGTTTTGGCAAATTCTATTAGACCATCTCTAAATCCAGAGAAATCCTTGTTTAAATATTTTACGTCTTTACTGACTCCCTTTGTAGCCATTTTATTCTCCCTTATTGATTAATAGCTGATTCGAATTGGTCAAAATTTACAGAAACCGTTCCAAATCTGTCAGGCTCAAATGACAACCCAAAATCTATTGTTATATTAACTTGATTAATATTATAATCTGGCATTGTAATTTTTATATTTTTAATGTTTATGTATGGCAACCAAGTTTCTAAAGATGCTCTAATTGAATCTTCTAATATATCACTAAAATCTTCATTCATTGGTTCAAACAATATTGAATGTAATTGTGATCCAAACGCAGGTTGTCCAAGTCGTTCACCAGGAATCGTTTGTAATAAATTTATAATATTATATTTTGCCTGTTGAAGTGTAGTTTTAGTTTGTTTAAAGTATCCAGTCTCGGAATATCCCATAGGAAGTTTCAATCCAATGTAAGTGTCTGGATTTAAATCTTTTTCTCTTGCTCCCATTTACATTCTCCTATTGTATTATCTGTTGGCCAACAATTAAACCATCTTTTACTATAATTCTTTTTCGAACATATGTTACAGTTCCATCTGTATTTTCAATAGTATCAGTTACTAAAAAATCTTCTGTAATTCCTTCTTGACCATCTGACGATTGATATCCACCAGTCTGTATCTTCCCATTAAATTTAATTTCTTTTTGACTAAAAGTAATATTTAAACTATCAAAAATCTTTCTAAAAATTACTAACTGTTTTGCTGCGTCAATATTTGATTTGGCCACTGTCCTAAATCTTTTTAATAACCTTGACAATTTACTTTTCTTGGTTTTAGGATTAGTTTGTACCTGTCTAATATTTAACTGTCCTTTTGGTGTTAAATATAAACTACCAGGTAATCTATTTTCTAAATAAGACTTATTATCAAGTGCATCTATATTATCTTCGCCTGTCAAATAAGAATGTATAGCATCTGCTTCTTCTGCAGAATACTTAGCATTTTCTTTTCTTATTCTATTTTTAGTTTCCGTATCTTGGTCTTTAAAGATTCTATCATTCTTAATCTTTTCAAGTTTATACTTTAGAAATTGTTTATCTAATGACATTACTCACCTCTTATGGACGAAAACTATTTCCGCCACCTTTTTTCTGGTCAATGGCTTTCATCAAACCACTATAATCTTTAGTTAATGCATCTGTTACATGGTCTGGAACTTGGTCAACTGATACTCCAGCTCTCTTTATAGAATCTACCGCTGCTATTTCTCGTTTTCGTTCCTTTGCCCCTTCTGAATTTCCTAAACCTGTAGATCCAACCAATACTTCATTCATCTTGCTGGAATCAAAAACTCCACCACCCATAGTTTCATATCCACTACCATCTCCTTGTGGAACTCCACCAGCAGTTTCATTCAAGATTTTATTAAGAGTTTCATTGTCTGTATAATGAACTTCCTTTTTAGATTTAACTTGTTTCTTTCTAATAGGTTCTTTAAACTCTTTCTCGATTATTGGGTTTGAAACTAATTCAGTAAGTGAAGGTGAGTTTTCTTCTTTAATAAATATCTCTTTTATTTGTTTTTTAACTTCCTTACTGACTACAGCTTCAATTATTTTTATTAACTCTTGTTTCTTCATTTTATAATCTCCTTTATAAACCTTTTAAATAATCATTCAATTCTGGACTCGAAAAGCATCTTTCTAATTCTTCCATTTGTTTTGTCAATTCTTCAGATAATGCTGATGTATCTACATTATCAAAATCTGTATCGGTATCTAAATCTGTCCAAATTCCACCAGCTTCCTCACATGACTTTTTATCTAAATGTTCTGTTATAGAACAAAATCCTATCGATTCATCATTAAGTCCCAAATCGGTAGATGATAACTGATCATACATATCCTGTAACTCTTTTAATTCATCAGGATCAATCCAAACTCCACCCGCTGCTTCACAATCTTCTTTATTGTCTGGTGGTGCTGCTCCCATATCCATCGCACATTGTGCAAGAATGGCCATTAATTGTGCTTGTAATATTGGAACAATCATTGTAAATCTTCCTACAGCTTTTATCAAAGTATCAACACACATATCAACTAATCCCATAATATTTAATACTTTCATTAATGTTTCAATTATAGGAACTACAAATGGTGGTGTCCATTTTAAAATTTTTCTAACTAACTTTATAACTTTTTTAATAATTTTTATAACTTGAATTATCTTCTTTAAAATAGGAATTATTTTCATCAATTCTGCCATAAGTGCCAACATATTTCTTATTACAGTTTTTAAAGGTTCTTTACAAACATCTTCTGGATTAATAACAGCCTTAGCCATTATTTTATCAACTTCTGCGTTTACCTTACCCAATACCTGATTAAGTTTACCCATTAACTCTTGTATCTTTGCAGTAAATCCACTCAAGGCCCATGCTTGTAAATCAGGAATTTGAAAATTTGCTAAGTCTGATAACCAATCCTTTTCTTCTTCTGTTGGCATATTAACAGTGCCAGAACCTACACAAAAACCTTTATCTTCTCCGTCTCCTCCACCACTTGTTTCAGGGGGTCCTTCTGTTGCAACAGATTCGTTTTCGGTAATATATGGTGCACATATTATTTCACCATTTTCTATTACACATCCAACATGAAGTGTAGTTCCGGCAGGTACAGTTTCACCTGCACCATATTTCATTAAATCGTTACCCGTATCTGGCCATATTACTACTGCACCATTTTCACCGGCAACACCATGTACTTCTGCAAACATCATTGGAAAAAATTCTTTACTTTCAAAGATTCCACTTCCCTCTATGAGTTCACATCCAGGTATAATTGGTTCTCCTGGTCCTAACGTTACCCGTTGTCCTGCTATTGATTTACATCTTATTGCCATATTACATTACCTTTACTACATCACTCTTAGGTTCATCTAATCGAGTTTTTAATGTTTGTAAATTTCCTTGTAAGGCCATAGCTCCAGTTATTATATCTGATATTGGAACTACA